GTTCTAAATGCGTATGCTGCGTTGCCTGCACCCAGAAGCGCTCTATCGGCAGCCGCGCCGCGCACACCAAAGGTCTCCAGCGCGACACCCGCACTGACAACTTCCGGCAAGCTGAAGGGCGTTCTTGTCGCAAACCTGGATAGCTCATCCAAGCGCTTCTGGGCGGCTTCCGCACTGCCCATGACCACTTCCAGGGTGCTTCGATAGCGCTGAAAATCCGCAGCACCACGCACAAACTGCTGATTGAACAGAAACGCACCACCCGCCGCACCCACCGCAAGCTTGGCGCTCAGCCCCGCAACCGCGCCCGCCGCATCCCGCGCGCGCCCGGCCACATTGCCCAGCGCACCGGCCAGCACGCCAGCGCCACTCACATTCGAAAGCCGCTGCGCCGCCTGCCCCACCGCCAGCATGCCCGCCGCAATGCCCCCAAGCCGCGCCTGCAACGCCGCCAAGGGCTGCGAAGCGCGGTCAATGGCTTCAACCAGGATGGATAGTCGGAGGGAACCCGACATTTATCTGCTTACCTCGCGGCCATGCGGCGGTTCCATTCCACCGCCCGTTTTGTCAGGAACCGAAGTTCGGCGGCAGTCCAGCGCTGCCACCCGCCAGCGAGCCCGAAGGTGCCGAAGACAAGCTCGCAGCATTCTGGCCAGTCGCCTGGCCACGCTGCAAAAAACTCGTCGCGACCTCGGAAATCTGGAAGAAATCATCAATGGACAGATCATCCACCTGCGCCCGCGTCAGGCCAGCGCAGCGCGCGGCCAGCGCCAAAATCATGGAACCCGTGCCACCGGCACCGCCCGCATCCATGGCCGCGGCCATATCGCCGGCGCGCGGTTCGCGGAAGTCAATCTCCGCAATGCGGTGCACTTCCTGCCCGGTTTCCGCGTTACGCAGAATGATCGGATCGCGCAGCGTGATCTTGATGGATTGGCGCATTACAGCACTTCCTCAGCCGAAGGCCCTGAGAATTTGAGCGTGATATTCCCGCCTTCGCCATCCTTCATCGTCGGCGTATCCGTCAGGAAGGCGTCGTTGATCACGTAGCGCTGGCCCGTGTCGCATTCGAAAATCACGGTCACGCCCGCCATTCTGCGGAAGGTTTCCAGCGACATGCCGCTGCGCAGGCTGGTTTCGCATTCGACCATGGCGGGCACGCTTTCTTCCGCCCAGCCAACCACGCGGCCAACCGTGACGGGGTTGCGCTTGGTGCCACCCACATCCAGGCTGGCGCCCTTCGCGGTTTCGATCACCTGCCCATTGGCGCGAATGGTCGCGCGGCCCAGGAATTGCGGCATGTCCCGTTCTCCTCAAATTACAGCAGGAATTCGATTTGCGCGGCAAGCACGCGGAATTGGTTCACCAGGTCGGGCGGCAGAAGCGCATCCACGCGGTTCGGGTCGCTTTCAGACCGGCGCACGATGATGTCCTGCTTGAATTGATCCACGCCTTCCACCAGGCCAGCCGCTTCCCATTGCTTGAAGCGCGCGACAATTTCGGCGCGGAGCGTGCCGGGTGTGACCACATTCTGCCCGCGCGCGAAGGCCGTGCCATCATTCGCCAGCTTATGGCGCGGAAAGCGCAGCGCGATCATGGTGCGCAGATCGTAGCGGATGTAGGACAAGGTCTTCACCGTCTCCACATCCAGATAGCTGATATCCTCAGCCCCGCTGGGTGCGGTCTGATAGGTGGTGACAACGCGCTCCACGAACACCTGGCCGGCGTCATTCACGCGGAAGGTGGAAATGCCATCGCGCAGCAGCAGATCGCGTTCGGTGAAGGTGAAGCGCTGGCTAACCAGCGGCGCCACCACCGTCGGCAACTGCAAGGTCTGGACGGGCCGCGCCGGGTCAATCGCCAGCGCGGGGACGCAGATGCTGGCAAGCTGCGCTGCCCATTCCCAAGGCGGCGTCGGCGATCCGCACATGCCAATGATGCTGACATTCGGCGAATTGCGCCCCGCGCCATAGGTCGTCAGCGTGCCATGCGCGCCGGAAAGCCCGGCCCAGCCATGGCCATCACGCTGCACCAGCGGGCCCCAATTGGTGGCCATGCGGGTTTCCAGCGCGGCCATATTGGTCGCGTCCGTCCAGGGTGTCACGAAATCCGTGAACCAGGTCTCCGCCACCGCATCCAAGGCCGTGGTCACCACAGGGTTTTGCGTGCCACTTGCCATGGCCACAATGGTCAGGCCGGTGCCAGCGGGCAGCACATCCGTCGCCAGGAAGGAATGGCGCACGTCAATCGCATTGCCGATTTCACCGCGATGCCGCGCCGTCAGTGTCACCACCGCCGATGCCACCGTGGCGGTCACGGGCAGATCAAGTGCCGCCGTGATGGCCGCGCCGATCGCGGTGGCGATGGCCGTGGCAGCAGTGCCAGACGCGACAGATACTTCAATCCGCCGCCCGCCGATCATCAGCGCAATCACGCCGGCAGCGGTGGATGGGCCGGTGACCGTGATGGTGCCGGTGGCCTGCACGCCACCGCCCACATCATCCATGGCGATGCCCCAGACTTCGACCAGCGAAAGATTGGCAAACCAGGCTTCAAACATATGGGCAAGGTTGCTGCCCCGCCCGAAATAGGTGCGCGCCTGCGCTGCATCAATCACGCGGATCGGCACGCCCTGGGCAATGGTGCCAGCCGTCAGGCGCTGGCCCATGATCAGCACGCGGGCTGGCCAATCATTCAACCCGCGTAGCGCGCGGCTATTGTCGAATTCCACGTAGCTGCCCGGAACGCGAATGCTGTTCGGGATGTTATTGAAACTGATCGAACCGGACATCGGTTACTCCTTCTCGCCACTGCGGCGCTTGGATGGCTGGGCCAGGACAACATCGCCATCAGCGATGCGCCGGCGCCAATATTCGGTATCCGGCACCTCGGCCCCTTCGGGCGGCAGGTGGCGCGGCATGGGCGCGCGCGCTTCCGGGTTGGCGACCAACAGGTCAGGATGGGCGGGCTTGACGAACATGAGGGCGCCTCAATTCGTTGGAAGGGTGACGCGCACCACGGCATCGGCGCGACTGGCGCCGGTGGTGGGTGCGGGCGGGGGCTTGGCGACATTGCCGAAGGGCGGAATGTCTTGGTCCGCATGGAAGGTGATGAAGTTATCCAGCGTGACAGGCGGCGCGCCGGTGGCATCACCAGCATCATTCTGCGGCACACCCCAGGCATCCTGGATTTGCACCGGCACATCGCAGACCAGGCCATAGACGGTGATGCCGTTTTTTTCGAAGGCGGTGGCGTAAAGGTTTTCGCAGCTCTGCACTTCAATCGGGCCAGCCGCACCGGCTGGCACCCAGCGATCCAATGTCGCGGCGGCCAGCACGGCCATCTCGTAAGCGCCAATGGTCGCTTCATCACCACGCCGGCGCGCGCGTTCGCCGCTGGCATTGGCGGCCACCAAATAGGCGCCGAAGGTGGTATTGACGGAACCGGGCAGGCGCGCACTGCGCTGCCAGCCCAGGAAAGCCACGTAGATCGCGGGCGCCATGGAAAGAATGCGCAGCAGCTCATCCGCGTCAAATTTTGCGGGCTTGTGGTCCACCTCGCGCAGGCGGCCATCAAAGGCTTCGCGCAGGCGGCAGATAATCGCGTCTTCCAGCGCGCCGATCATAGCGGCCCGCCCCAGCGATAATGCGCCAGATCGCCTTCCAGCACGCCGGGGCTGCCCTTCTTGAAGCGCACCGCGGTCGTGTCTTCGGCGGGCTCTGCACCACTGGCATCAATGCCAAGGTCGGCCTTCCCGCCAGCGATGTCTTTCAAAAAAGCGATGGCTTGGTCCCGATCCCGCAACACCTGATCGGTCGGCTGGCGGTCCCCGCCCAAATGCAATTCATGCCGCGCGATGGCCGCCGATAGCTTGACCAAAAGCCGAGGCACCACGGAAAGCGGCAGCGTGTAGCGCGGGCGGAGATAGCCATCCACGATATCGCCCGCGTCATCACAAGCGCGCTGCACCCGCGCAGTATCGACCTGGCCGAGCAGCGATGGCGCAAGCTGCGCCACCTCATTCTGGCCGAAGCGGTCAATCAAATCCTGCGGGGCGCAGTAAGCGGTCACGGATTATTCCTTGGCCTTGCCCTGCTTGGCGGCCTTGCCGGTGGAAGATGCGCCGGCGGCCCCATCCCCATCAGCCGCCGGCGCTTCCTCAACCTCATCATCCACCGCGCCCAGGGCGACGAGGCTGGGGACCAATTCGCGGCGGATTTCCGCCACGGCACCTTCTTCGATCCGCACGCCATCAACATCCAGATTGCGCAGCGCGCGGATTTTCTGCGTGCCTGCCATGATCAGCCCACCGCGTTTTCAAAGTAATAGCCGGAAGCGGCAGCGGAAATCACTTCCTTGACGCTTTCACCCACCCGCACAATCGTCGAACCGCGCAGACCCAACTTGGGTTCGTCCATCGTGCCCGCGATGCGATCACCAAACTCAGCGGTGAAACCGAAAGTCGGCTGATCCGCATCCGCCGCATCCTGCGAAACGAACAGCGCCGCGGCATGCTTGCCCCAAACGCGGGACATGGTGGGCGTTTGGCCCTTCCGCGCCGTGTTGACGAAGCTTGCGCCAACGATCACTTCGCGCACTTCAAAGAAGGCCGCGACCTGTTCGCGCGTGACGGCACCGGCATTGACCTGGTTGCCCAAAATGGCCGTCACCATGCGCGGGTGCTGGCGCAGCTTGGACCAGGTCGCTTGGCCAAAGGTCAGCACATTCGGCCGGAAGATCGGGATATCCAAAGCAGCCAGGATGGCGTCCACCGGATTGGAATTGGTGAAATCAGACCATTGGCTGGTGCCAGAAAGCGTAGCGCGGTTCGCAGCCGGATAAGTCGCGGGATTGAACACCAGGCCCGCCACGCGGATTTCGCGGTCCAGCAAGACAAGGCCGGTCAGCAAAGACGTGGACTTCGCCATGGGCGATACGGGGCCACCAGAAGCCGGCTTCGACATCTGTTCCCAAGCGATCACTTCCTCATTCGGCAGAACGTCATCCAGGCCGAAGTCAACACATTCGTCCTGGACCTCGGTGCCACCGAAATCAACCTGTGTCGGCGCCCCGCGCCGCGCCACCCGAGTATTCGGGACCGTGTAGGCGTCAGCGAGTGGGTAGACCGTGTATTTGAATTTCTTTCCAGTCTTGCCGATGCGCGGCATCACGCGGTCAGCGATAAGATCGATATCGCGGTTCTGATAGCCAATCGCGATGGCGGTCAGAGTTGGATTTACCGGGAAGGCGGTGGTTGCCATTTCTATGTTCCTTCAGATCAGCCCTGGACCGAGCCAGGGCTCAGCAGGACGCGAATTTGATCGCCGGCGGCCACAGCCGCATCCAGCGCGATACCGATGTGGCGGTTGTTGACGCCGGCGGCAGGCGCGGCGGCGACACCACGGCCCACGCTGTCTGTGGTGACCAGCGAACCAATGCTGATGGCGGCACCAGCCTCAACCCAGGCGATGCCCTGCACCATAACTTCCACACGCTCATTGGCCGCAA